ACTTGGCTCGTTTGATTATTTTGTGCATTGGTACAATTAAGTATGTTATAATAATTAAAAAGGAGGTTTATTTAATTATGGAAATTAATACAAAAGATGAATTGTTTGAATTTTTATCTAGCATTGAGGAACGTGTAACATCAATAGAACAAGCTCAAAAATCAATGTATGATGAACAACAAAATTCTAACAATGATAATCCACAAGACGAACAACCGACAGACGAAAATAACGAACAATCAGATGAAAGTAACAATGATAATTCAGAAAACAATTCTGATGATAATAACAATGAAGAACAAAATCTTGACGAGTTGGAAAAACTTTTAGGATTTTAAGGAGGTATGAGACATGGCAAATTATGAAGGTAGAAACATGCGAGGCATGATGAGAGCAGACTATTCAGATATTCGTATGGATAAATCACGAGAATTAAACGACAATATGAGTATTGACATTCGTAAAGAGGAAGATAGTTACGGTAAAACGGTTCATACGTTACGTACTTCAACGGATAGAGATACTAATTTAGATGAAGAATAAGGAGGCAAATTTAAATGGTTAAAGAGGCAACAGTAAAAACACAAGAAGCACTTGAACATTTTAACCGAGATTATAACCATTCTTGGACTTTCGGAGAAAGTTGGTCTAATGTTCAAACAGAATTTGAAACATTCATTAATAAATACCTATTTCCTAAGCTATCTGAAACAGCCCTAATTGACATTGCATTAGGTAACCGTTTCAATTGGTTAGCACGTGAAGTTGATTTTATCGGTCAATATAGTGAAGATTATGTTGTTATGGATACAGTACCAGTAGCAATGAATTTAGGTAAATCAGAAGAATTGATGTTAAAACGTAATTATCCACGTATTGCTACTAAATTATACGGCGCAGGCATTGTTAAAAAACAAAAATTTACATTGAATAACAATGATGCACGTTTTAACTTCTCAAACCTAGCAGACGCTACACAATATGCCATTGCAGTACTTAACAAATCCATTTCAGACATCAATGTATTAGAAGAAAAAGAAATTCGTGCAATGATGGTTGATTATGCACTTAATAACCTATCAGACAATAATAAACGTGAAGTGGTATCTGAAGAAGACTTAGAAGAAGCCGTATTTGAAAGTATTTTAAATATGCAAAACAACAGTGACAAATATAACGAAGTTAGACTTGCTTCAGGTGGCGCTATTGGTCGTTATACTACAGTATCACGTTTAGAAGATATTGCGATTTTAACAACTGATAGAATGAAATCTTACCTACTCAATACAAAAATTGCTAATACATTCCAAGTGAGTGGTATTGATTTTTCAGACCACATTATTAGTTTTGACGACTTAGGTGGTGTGTATAAAACAACATCAGAAATTACAATTGAAGAAGATGAAACAATACGCTATATGCGTACCTTTGGAGATTATCAAACCATTAAAGGCGATGTAATCCCAGAAGGAGCAACATTTACGTATGATGTATCACAATTATCAGAGTTTGAAGGTAACGTTGAAGAAATCAAACCACAATCTGACCTGTTCGCTTTTGTATTTGACATTAATGCAATCAAATACAAACGTTATACAAAAGGTATGTTAAAACCACCATTTTATAATGGCGAGTTTGACGAAGTGACACACTGGTTACATTACTACAGTTTCAAAGCAGTATCTCCATTCTTCAATAAAATTTTAATAACTGAATAGGAGTTTTTAAATTATGGTAAATTTTCCGATTGATTATATCGGCGAAAATTATCATAATCCTTTGGAAACGGAGTTAAACCAAAAAATAGAACGGCGAGTTATCGAGCATAGAAATCGGTTTCGCCGTTTAATTTTTAATCGCTATGCCGAGTTTCTACCCTTGATGATTAACTACACACGTAAAGAAGAAACAGGTATTGACTTTTTGCAACTTGAAGTGATGTTACATCATGGCTATCAAGTTGTTGTTGGTAGAGCAAGAAACCAAAGAATTATGATATTAGGTTATGTGAGAGATTATAAAAATCAATATTATAACATCACTAATATCGCCGATTTTACAAATTATAGAAGAAGAAAAAAGAAAGATATTTATTTCACTATTCCTGAACATTTGATACCTGATGAGTGTTTAGAGATTGAATATTATGATGATTGTCAAAGTGGTGACTTTGTTGTGATTAATAACAAACCACTTAACTTTACTAATGACTTTGAGATATTAGAGCATTATTGCGATGAATTAGCCGAAATTGTGTTAAGTCGTTTTTCACTGATTATGCAATCTAAATTTAGTAAAATATTTTTAAGTGAAGTGAACGATGAAACAGTTAACCAATTTATCAATCAACTTTATAATGGTAGTCCATTTATTAAGGTATCTAATCTCGTTGATGTAGAAGAGGATATTATAGATTTAGGTAGTGACTATGTCACAAATGCACTGGTACAAATGAAAAGAGAATATCAAAATAAAATAAGTGAGTTATCAAACTTTTTAGGTGTTAATTCACTTGCTGTTGATAAAGAAAGTGGCGTGAGTGATACAGAGGCTAAAAGTAACAGAGGATTTACAACATCAAACAGTAATATTTATATTAGAGGTCGTGAACCATTTAAGAAATTAAATAGAAGATTTAATTTGGATATATTCCCCTATTACGATGATGAGGCGATTAGTAAAATTAACATAACGACATTAGAAAGTGAGGACAATAACAATGAGTAAACATACGACAACACTCATGGATATTTTACGTTCCGAGCTTATTAAAAGAGGCGAGAATGAATTTATAAATGACGGTCGATTAACCTTTTTTGACGACAAATACGCTTTTATTGAAAAAGTAGCAAAATTTGACGATGATGTATATGACATTGTGACGAAACATTTCTTTGGTAATCGTTCTTATCCTGATAAAACCATAGACCGTAATTTTAAAGAAGCCTTTACGAATCGTTTCATGGATAGACAAATAGGGAGACAAACACTTGAAGCGTTTCAATCACAAGTTGTGACTTTATTTATCCAGTATTCAGAATATATTTATTACACATTCGGACAACTTGATAGCTTTATAGAAAATAAAGCAACAAGTGAAACACACAGTGACGAACAATCAAAACAGACATCAGATTACAGAGGATTAGAAGCTACTCTACCTCAAACAGAAGTAAACTTAAATGTAACTGATGATGATTTAAATTATGCCGATACAAACAATGTTAATAAAACACAAAGTCAAGGTAATAGTAAAGCGAATTCAAATAGTGAAAATAGAACATTTAATCCAGACAACCTAGACAAAGTATTTGAAATGAAAGAAAGAATCATGAATAAATTCGACCAAAAATGTTTTTTACAAATTTGGTAAGGAAGGAGAACTACAGAAATCTTTGATTTCGTAGTAGTTCCCTCGTGAAAACAACGAGCGACTTTAGTCGCCGATGTTGACCACGATATTTTATCTTTATTAACATATTAAGGAGGTAAACAATGGCAAATATTTATTCAAATCATATTAAAGGACGTAAACTCACACAACCGAAACCCAGTATTGACGGTGTAGTCATACACAATGATTATGGTAGTATGACACCGAAACAATATTTGAATTGGTTATACACACGTGAACAAAATGGAAGTTATACGGCAGGTTGGGCGTCTGTATACGTCAATCGCAACGATGTTTTATGGTACCACCCAACAAACTATGTAGAATGGCATTGCGGAAATAATTATGCTAACGGGCATTTAATTGGTTTTGAAGTGTGTGAAAGTTTTCCAAACCATATATCAGATGAAACATTCATGAAAAACGAAGAAGCAACATTCAAAGTCGTAGCTGATGTGATGAAATCTTATCACTTACCAATCAATCGCAACACCGTACATCTACACCGTGAATACTTTTCTACATCTTGTCCTCATAGAAGTTGGGACATTCATGTTGGTGTCAACGCACCAAACACAAGAGCAAATCAATTGAAATTGATTGATTACTTTATTTCACGTATTAAACATTATGCAAACGGAGGTAAAACACCTAAGAAACCTCAAATATCAGACAAACCATTCAAAAAATACAATTGGAGTGGTGAGTTCCGAGCACATAAAAATAACACATTGCCAATCGTACCCCGTTACAATTACGGCATGAGAGCCAAAGAGGTAGACCCTAATTCTTATATACAACCAAATGAGTGGGTTCCATTTTATGAAATTATCAAAGATAAACAAGCTAATTTATGGTGGATTAAATTCAAATATCCTAGAAAAGGTTCAAGCAATAAATTTTTCTACATGCCAATCGGTCATATTGAGGACAAAAAAGAAAAAATATTAAATGAAAAAAACCTTTGGGGTAAATTATCAAAAGTGAAAAGAGGTTAAAACATGAGACGATTTCCATATTATGAAGATAGATACAGAAACCCACGCTATAGACGTGGTGGGTATCGTGAGCCGTTTTATGATGACATAGCAGACTATAACACCAACGCAAAAAGCTATTACGATTATTTAGCACGATTTAACGGGTTTTTGCATGATTTAGTCGATTTCATTAATGATTTAGCCGACCGTATGGACGGTATCGATGACCGATTAGACACAATCGAGGACGCACTACAAAAAATCGTTAATAACTTATACGATAGTGGTGCAGTGGATAGCAAAGACCTAGGTAAGTTCAAATTTAATAAAGGTCGTGACATTGCCACAGGTAATATTAACGTCTTTACAAATAAACCTGACGGTGCAACATATATCAGAACAAACAAAGGTAAAACAGAGTTTGATATCGTAGTTGGTTATGAAAAGTAGGTGTAAATAATGGCAAAATTAAAAAAGTTATTTGATGTATCAACTTCATCTAATATTGTTGATAAAGGCTCGACTGTTCCCGATTGGGCTAGCAGTCGTGCCAAGTCTAATTGGTGGCGTGGTGGTGCTAGTGTTGATTACTTTAATAGTATCAATGGAGATAAAATATACATTCAATACGGACAAAACCAAGAGCAATGGGCTTCTACACGATTTATGATTGAAAGTGTTCATATTGAAGATGAAGAAGAACAATCAAACGGCAATATTAAAGTTAAGGGTTATGTACAACTTGAATTATTAGACGGTAAATTGACAGACTTTGCAGGTGCAGGTGTCAGAGTGCATAGAACGATTTCTATTAATGGTGAAACCATAGACGATTGGAACGGTCGAACAAATCAAGAATATAGCAAGTCTAATCTTAAAAAAGTTACTTTTAATGAAACGATAGAACCACAAGAAAAATCAAAAAGTACACAAATGAAAATCACAACGGTTTATCCTGACGGGGAATATTCAAATAGTACAATCGTGTTAGGTATAGCACTTAAAAATCCAAACCCACCTAAATATATACCAATGGCAATACGTATTAGTAAAGACTGGCAATCCCTCGACCAAAACGATTACAAACCTCAAAAGAATAAAAAAGACGACAAACCGTCAAATCCTAGCCATAGTGGAAGTAGTGATAAACCTTCAAAAGAAGTGAATTTTTACTATCCATTTAAAGATTGGCCTATTTCAAGAGGTTGGCAAGCAAACGGACACGCAGGCATTGACTATGCAGTGAATGCAGGCACACCCGTTCATTCAACCGTTGACGGTACAGTGATAAAAAGTTGGTTTAGTAATTTAGGTGGTGGCAATGAAGTACAAATTTGGGACGGTAGTCAGTATACACATATCTTTATGCACATGAATGATAGACAAGTCTCAACAGGTCAAACCGTTAAAAAAGGACAATTGATTGGGCATGTAGGTAGTACTGGGAACTCTACAGGACCCCACTTACATTGGCAAGTGAACAAAGGTAAAGGGTATTGGTACAATCACCCCGACAGTATCGACCCTATGATTTTAGTTAACAAATACACATAAAAGAAAGTGTGATATAATTGAGTAAGAAATCAAGATTTATAGCAATAAGAAAAAATTCAAACTGGAAAAGTGCGAGTTACGAAAACTTTTCTACAATGAAACAAAAAGACAAAGGTCACAACCGAGTGAGAACGAGCGACGGTTGGCGACAAGCACCAAAAATGGTAGGAGGCAAAGTTTATGGCAAATAGAATGGTTAGAAGTATCAGAGAAATTAGAGATATTGACAAACAACCTTTATTCACAAATGAACAAAATGATTTATTAAGTGATGTCAATGATGATGTTTATGTAAGATTAAGACGAAGATACGAACGTATCACAGGTTTACCAGAGTTAGAGAAAAAATTCCGTAATCATGTATTAGATTACAACCAATTCAAAGATGACACACAAAACATGTTGATTTATTTAAATAATGAAAACGAACGTCAAGATAAAATGTTAGAAAAACTCGATGATGATGTTGATACATTAACCAAAAAAGCGAAACGTTTGAAAGACATTTCAGACGAACATACAGAACAACTACAATCACTCAGATATGATTTAGATACATTTAAAAACAATGAAGAATGGTACAGAGACCAAGTACAAGAAAAATTAGACAAATTATCTGATACACTTGATACCATTCAAGAAAACGATAAACAAGATAAATTACAATCTGAAATTGATGAAGTCAAAAAAACAGTTGAAGCTATTCAATCTGATTTAGAAGAAAGTCAGACATTAGAAAATATGAAGCAATTGAAAGAAAATATAGCAAACTTCTACAGTGTTTCATCAAATGTAACTGAAAATGTAGCTAACAAAAAAGACCATGTTTACTTTGATATTTACTCTATTATGCCTATGGATGACATCAATATTTCTATTTCAGAAAAAGAAATGGATAAAGACGGAAAATTAGGAAAAACACATTATCTTGCTCAAACTGATGACTATACGATTGATAAAGTGAACAACAATTATACAAGCATTGGTGTAAATACATCAAAATACGAACATATTCATATATTTACACTCAAAATTAACAATATCCCTTATCATTCATTACAAGTAAAATTTAGTGACTATTAAGGAGTGTGACTTATGGCTAACCGATTTGTAAGAGCAATCCGACAAGTCAGAGATATTAAACGTGTGCCACTATTTACCAATGAAGAAAATGATTTGATTAGTGACACAAAAAACAACGTCTATGTTCGTGTCGGACGTGGTTATAAAAAAATCACAGGCATTGAAGATATCGAAAGACGTTTAAAAAAATTAGAAGAAAAATAATAATTAAATACCCCTCTTTTTGAGGGGATTTATTTTTAAGGAGGTTTAAAAATGGTTGTGAGAGATTATGATAATATCAACAATAAAAAAAGTAATAAGTATCATAATGTTGCCGATATTGTTTTGATATATAATACACCGTTAAACGATTTTCAAAATACCATACATTTTAAATCAAATGAAGAAAGAGATAATTATTTCTTAAAAGACGGTCATTTTTCTACATTTAAATTTGAAAGTAAATTTAACTTCATACGTGATAGATTGGAATTAAGAGTTGATATCAGTTGGGAAGAGGCACAAGGCATTAATTATTGTACGTTTGTCAGTGATTTTGAACCCGGTAGACGTTATTATGCGTTTGTCATGGATATTGAATATGTCAATGATGAAGTGGTTAAACTGTCACTTGTGATTGATACAATCATGACATTTACACAAGGGGATACTTTAGAAAAAACAGTCGGTCGTGTCAATATTGATAGACAACACTTATCAAATAAAAGTTATGAGCAACAACTACAAGCCTTACGAACCAATGATGATGTGCTTAAAATGAGTGATAAACAATATATCGCTAACTATTATCAAAGTTTCGGCAGTAACTATGTGTTATGGCAATCAAGCGCCGATTTAAGAAAAAAATTTGGAGACGAAGACCACCCAAGAATTTCATCATCAAAAGGTACAATATATGATAAGATTACCAGTCCCGTTGATTTATACTTATGTAAATATGAAGATTTTAATAGTATTATGGATAAATTGGCAGACTTTCCTTGGATAACCCAAAACTTCCAAAAGATACAACTCATTCCAAGTTTATTTATAGATAATGATGACTTAGAACAAATTAAAACGAAAGAAGATATAGGAAAAATATATACTTTAAAAAGTGGTAAAATCAGTAATAGAATGAACATGACTAACATTGAACTCTCATTCAATCAATTATGTAAAACGATTGGTTTCGACCCGAAAGAACACGCACATATGTGCCGAAATGAATATATGACAATTGAATTGTATGATTGGGCGAATGGTAGTTTGTTCCTAGACGCAGGATTTATCAGACGTGATACAGGTTTAAAATTACGTACACGTTCGATTATTGGGTATCATAACGAAATTAAAGTTTATCCTGAACGTTATAAATCAGCAGACGTTGAGGTTCCTGTGAAACTCACGAATGGTAAAATTATCGTAGATAGAGGTTCATTTTTAAATGAATCACTCACGATAGATACATTCGCACAAGTACCTATTTTAATTGATAACGGGAAGTTATCTTATGCACAATCGGCAAATAAGAGACAACTGGCACAAGATAGACTTGTGTCATCTCGCATGAGTCGTTTAGGCAGTGCTAATACATCAGCAAAAGATAAATTTTACGATGCAACCAGTTTATTAAGTAATATTAACCCTACCCAACTCTTCTCTAAATTTAATGAAGAATACGAATATTATAGAGATTTACAAGCCGAACAAAAAGACCTTGCTCTCACACCCCCAACAGAAACGGGTAGTGACATGGGTAATGCGTTTGCGATTGCCAACGATATTAGCGGGATTACACTTAAAATAGGTGGACTGGCACCGACTGACGTGCCAACGGTTCAGAAATATTATGGATTATTTGGCTACCAACAAAATTCAACCAACCAACCCATAGAACCGATTGACAGTATGACAATATGTAACTATTTATCCATAAATGGTAATTATACAATACCGAATGTTGACACGGCTCTCATGGGACAACTCAAATCATTACTTGAATATGGTGTCAGATTCTGGCACAATGATGGCACATTTAATCCGATGTTACAAAATGTATACTATAATAAAAGACGTAGATAGGAGGATTGATAACATGGAAGTCATTACATCATTTGCACTGACGATTAGTGCAATCACACTCGGACTAACAGAAGTCATTAAAAAATTGTTTAATATACCTAAAGACATCATACCGCTTATTTCTATGGGACTTGGTGTGGCTGTGAGTTTGTTTAGTTACTTAGTACCTGAAATACAAACTAACATCTCTGTCTATGGTTTAATACTGAGTGGTATGATTAGCGGTCTCATGGCAAGTGGCATGTGGGAAACGTTCAAAAAACGTGACGGGCAAACGGGAGATGATAAGTAATGGCATATCGTAAAAATTATTCCAATAGTGATTATGAGAAGTTTCTAAAACAGGACTTCTCATCTAACTTTGGTATTAGTAAAGAAAAACTCGCAAATGCTTATACAACAAGTGCCGTTGCTAAAAGATATGGTTTATCTAAAGCATGGATTAAAGGTACAATGATACCTTATCTCGAAAATCAACTCGGTGGCTATGCTACATTTATGCTTAAATCAATGGTTGAAGGTGGTGGAGCTTGTAACTACCTCAACCACTATTCGCCTGGAGGACAAGCAGGTTGTAGCAATGACAAAATGCAAGCTTTAAAAATTGACGTGGGTATGGTAAAAGCAACACTTAAAAAACATACACCCGGTCCCAATGGCAGTGATACAGGACAACCCGGAAAACCAGCCATGAGTTCATATGAAAGTAACTACATCACATGGAATGAAGATAATCCGGGACAAGCACGTAAAATGTGGAATGCTATGCCGAAAGGTTCAATCGGCGCACATTATATGCAAGCGACACATGCAGGTAATGGTTGGGTATTTCAACATTCAAGCGCTATGACTTACTGGCGAGGTCAATGGTACGATGTTGGTAATGCTTACGACCAAATGATAGCTCAAATCAAATACTACGGTGGAGACCCTTTTAACGGTAAAAAAGCAAGTGATAAAGGAGGCAAAGACACCCCTAGTAGTGATGATAGTATCAGTGGGATACTCAAAGATTTAGGACGAGAAGGACAGAAAGTATTGGAGGCGCTATTCAATGAAATTGAGAAAATGCTTACTTATGATTTACATTCTATCGGGACTGATATGTTTTTCAGTAATGAATATTTTAAACTATTCAAAACATACAATAACACCTACCGAATACAAATTAACATCCCCTTTTTTGACACATTAGAAAAAAAGGTTGGAAGTCTCGACTTTGGCTCTAACGGCTCTAAAGGCTCAAAAGGTAAAGACGATAAAGATGATAAAGATGATTCTAAACCTTCCAGTAATAAAACAATGGAAAAGATTTACCAATATCTTAAGAAAAATGTTGGGAATAAATTTGACGCAGATGGGGCATATGGGGCGCAATGTGTCGACCTCGTACATCATGTGTCTAACCATTTTGGTTTAGGACTCAATACCGCAGGAGACTATGCTAAAAATATTGCAAGTAATCCCGTACCGAGTGGCTGGAAGCATGTGAATGTCCCAAATGGGGCAAGTAAAGCACAACGTACGAAAATATGGAATGACCTGCCACGTGGGGCAGTGGTTTATTTCTGGAACGCAGGCGCAGGGCATGTTGGTTTTAAAAGTGGCGATAATTTTAAATTGCTTTCTCAAAATATGAAAAATGATGCACTGATGGGCGGAGGCAATATCACGAATGAAAATGTGAATAACTTTGAGAGTGGTAACCACTTTTTCAAGGCTTGGGTAAAGGAATAACTAAGTTGACCACGCTATGTAACAAGTGTTACAATATAAATAGATTTAAACCAACGGTACGGAAATACCGACACTTTAAAAATTTGTTTAAAATATGTATTATATGGAGACATACAGAAATCTTTGATTTCGTTGTATGTCCCACGTGAAAACAACGAGCGAATTTATTCGCCGATGTTGACCACGAAAGAGTTTACTCTACTCTAAAAGAAAAACTTCTATATATGGAATGGATCCATTTCATATATAGAAGTTTTTACTTTATATCATCATGTAACATAGCTAGTAAATGTAAATCATCTTTTTCTCTATGTGCATGTGTAACTTTAAATACATCATGAATACTAAATGCGCCGATTTCACTTTCGATGTAAAGTGCATCATCTAGTCCTTCTTTCAGTTCCTCTTTTAAGTGTTCGAGTAGCATTTCCTTTTTGATTTCATCTAGATAGTTAAACTTTGTTGCATAAGTCTCCCCTTTATCCATATACGTTACAGACGGATAAATGCTAATGGTTTCTTGTTCATTAAATATAGATTTTTGATTAAGTATTTTAGCACTGTCATGAAATTCACTTTTGATAAACGCTTCAAATGATTGGTTGAGGTTAAAACTATCCAACCCCACCCCCGCACATCTCACTGTAATACCTTTATCTGTAAGATACGCATATTTTTTATGGTTCAACACATATATTTTTTGTATATGTTCGTTTTCAATGTCCCATTTGCCTAAACTGATAGAATCGAAAAGTCGTGCAGGGAGTTTCTCACGTATTTTTGATTTTAGATATAAGCTATCGGTATCACAGTAAATGAAACAATCGTCTATTTGTGATTGTGATACATACATCAAAGGCACGAGCAAGTTATAAAGTGCTTGCGATGTCACAAAAGTACTAAACAAGATATTACGTTCTGTGTTTTTGTGTCCGTTAATGATGTTAGTATATTCTTTTCCTTCATCAAGATAAAATAAATTAAAGTGTGAACGTAAGGCAGGTATACCATAAAGACCATTTAAAACCACTTTTGATAACATGACCTCTTCACTTGAAAAGGTTTGTGTATTTTCTTCATCTGTGATTGTGTAATCGTAAGGCGAACGCATATTGATTTTATTTTTGAGTTTCCCTTGTGTTTTAATGAAATAGTTGTTAGCAATAATGTCACGTGAGCCGAAATAATAACAGTCGAATGACACATAGCTTAATACGTTTAAATGTGTGATATTGAGTCCTACTATATCTCTAATTAAGCGTAAAGTATTCGTATTGATGTTAACGTAAGTATGATTGTTATAATACTTAACAAGTAATTGTTTAACGGCTCTACTTTTGATACGTGATAAGATATCACGATTAAATATTTCTTTTTCCATACGGTAGAGCGTGTAGACATCTCGGTTTTCTATATCGTTTATTTCAATTGGTGTACTCGTTTTAAATGAATGATAGTCTCTTAAATATGTTGGTATTTTTTCATGATACATCACATAAGGATAACTTGAATTAATATCAATAGAAAAACAATCCTCATCAACAATTTTGTTAAGGTATTTCGTATTATAGAAATTAAGTCCACCTTTATAAAATGATTTAATATAGTCATAAAAGTTTTGATTATCAAAGGTATAATCAGTGTAACTGACTTTCGCTTGCTTTTCTGAATAGCTATCCATGTACTTATTGAGTAGTTGAAATTTTGATAATGGATTTGTTAAGTAGCTATCTAAGATGTTTTGAGAAAATGTTATTTTAGAATAATCAAAGTTAGGGAAAATCGAGCTATAGTATTTGTGTGAATGTGCTAAAATCAAAACATCATTTTTTATATATTTCAATTGTTCATCAGTAAGATTGTTAAAACACTCGTAAGCATAGTTATATGCTTGCTCCTCTGTCATATCCTCATCACGATTAAATATTTCATAATCAAAATCTGTTTTTAAATCATCATCAGTTAAAAAACCACTATCTCGCAACTTCTTACCTAATACAGCAATTGATGTGTGTGTTTTTAAAAAGTTATCAATGACATTAAAATAAAAACCGTTTAAATAAAAAGATAAGTCCAAATTGTTACGACTTTTCACTCGTTTTTCTAATGCTACATCTGTTTCACGACCTACTTTCTTACTCTCTTTCATACTAATATTAAGATAATCCTCTGTTGCTTGATTGTCTTTTAAGTTCATACGTTCGATATTGTAAAAATAGACAAGGTCATGAAGTAAAAACATATTATCATATTTATTGGTATTGTGTGCAATCATATTAATCACTGTACGTGATTTCGTAATTGTACCTTTATTTTCATTTATCAATTTGAAAAATGTATCAAAAAAGGATTTAAAAGAGGGGAAAACTTCATATTCAAAGTTATCCCCAACAAACCAACCTACACACACAGAGTAAGTCACGTTTTTATATAATGACGGACGTTGTTGACCTTTTGAGATATTATATTGTAAGGTTTCTATATCAAAATAAAGTGTCGCTTGCCGATTCCCTTTATTCTCTTTTAAAAAGTCTAACAACATTTCAAACACCTACATTAATCTTTTTAGTATGGCACGTTTTGAACGCTCGATGTAATTATCTTCGTATATCTTATCTATATCAGGCTCGACTGTTTGTTGTGTTTTAAAATATTTCTTAATTACTTTTTTAATACGTAAAGCGATGAGGTCTGGATTATCTAACACAAACTGTTTGGAATACGCATTGTCAAACGTAATAAACGAACCTTTTTTATAGTATTGTTTATGATGATTGTCATAATCGTAATATTTATCATCTAAATAAATCACATCTTTTTTCACATCATCAATTTGTGTACAGAATTGATAATCTTCGGTATATGGGGCATATTTAATATCAGTACGTAAGTCACTCACGTTAAATATAATTTTCAAGTAACCAAATTCTGTCTTGATAAAAAAGAAATTACTATTCTTTTGTATATATTGCATATCATTCGGACTGGTTAACTGATAATCATTAAAGTTAAATTCTGCCGTTGTCATGGCATCATTACTACTGTCAAAAGCTCTTAAATTCTTCTTATCATTCACATTTTTATTTTTGCGTAACTCAATCAGTATATTGTTATACTGTCTGGTTGTGTTAATTTTGTGATTTTGTAGATAGTTGAATATATCTAGGTTTGCGAGTATTGGACTTGAAAAGTTAACGGCATTACCGAGTAAGAATATTTTAGGATGTGTGATGAATGGAATTTCATCTTTATTTCGGTCTATACTTTGATAAATTGTTTTTAATTTTTCCCACTCATCAGTGAGATAATCTCCCTCAAGTGCTAAAAACTCATCATATATAATAATAGGGAAGTATTTTAATGTTGCTGAATGATATTTTAAATCTGTTGCATTGTTCAAGTCTGTAATAATACCGATATAATCTTCTTTATATCCTATTTTAATATAATCATCATTCTTTTCATAGAATATATGATTGAAGTTAACACCTTTCATTTCACTCACAATCTCATCAACTAATTCTTGATACGCATAACGCAATGTAAAATGACGACTGACAAGCATAAACCCAATACCTTTTTCTATTGCGAGTTTAATAAAAAAACCTACATAGTTGAATGATTTACCGTCTGAACGGTTAGAAATAGAAATATAAAAATCTAGGTCTTTATTCATGAGTTCATTACATAATTCTATCTGGTTATATTCTTCTGGTATCGTCTGACGATGTTTTTCAAGTAAATTTTGATATTCTTTAACCTCTCTATCTCGTTTCATGTTTAACCTCCTTAACCAAATAAGACATATTTAACAATATTATAAGCAGGCTTGTTATTATTATATGAATAATCAATCACTTCTTTAATAATTTGTCTGAAACGCCTACTAAAACCGACAAAGGTTTGATTATCTTTAATCGCTTCATCAATTAAAAAATTAATATGTGGTCGCATATAACCATACCAATACTCACTCAAATTAATGCCTTTGGTATTGATTTTTGAATGTTCAACAGTTCCATTACCTTTTTTAATTGCCTCAATTAAGTTTATATCTTCACGATAAGCACCACGAACATAAGATTTAGCATAAGCATAACTAATTCTATTCGGTGGGGCAGGTAGGTTTTGACGACTCCCTAATACTTTTAAATCATGATTGATTTTATTAACAAATTGTCTTTTGAGTGTTTGATTTGACGCACTTTCTTTAGGTATTCTAGAAGTTCTACTTCCTCTACCTTTTCTGCCAGTGCTTCTTTTCATCTGTTGTCTTTTAATACGTCTTGCTTCTGATTGAGATAAACCAAAAGAAAAATTGAAGTCATCAACAGTATAATGTGATTTTCCTAATCTCGCCATGATTTATCACGACCGAAAAAATCTTTTATACATTCAATGATAAAAGACATTGAAAAAGAAAAAACAAGTGTCATTAAACATAATGTGACGATTAAACCCATTTCATTCACTCCTTACAAATAAAACGGGGAAAACCCCGTTTGATTATGTTTTGATATTTTATTTTTATAGTGCCACTTTCGTAACACTGTAAATTTATTATAACATCAATAGTTGAGAATATAGAATATAGTATCAAATTTTAAATGTTAGAATGGGATTTCTTCAAATTTAACACCATAGCATTGACCGTATTTATTGTTGTATGTGTAAATTTTAATCATCACTTTATCATTATTAATTAAATCAATCACTTCATCATCTTGCATCATTTCTTTTACCTCTTGTACCATATGGTTAGGTAAGTTAACAAGTTCTGATGTTGTAACAGCAACAGCACTGTCGCCAAATTTTGATTTGTTATTAATAAATAATGCTTTGAGTGGTCTTTGAGTAACTTCATTTTCAAATAATTCTTTCGGTTTCACAAATTCAAAGTCCTCAGGTGCTTCAAAATCAAAACGGTTTCCTTTGTTATATTTATCTAAAACTGACATAATTAAAATCTCCTTTATTAATGTATTATTTTTCCGTATTCATCTAATTGCTTCATTGGTATTTCATAATATCTTGTGACACGTTCTGTCGTTAATAATTTATGTTCATCAGGTAATAAACTTTCTGCTTCTCCTATTGTTATTCTATTTTGCAAAGCAGGGTAGAAGAAGTCATATAGTTCGCCTTTATCTGATTTAGCATAAATAACATAACCACGACAAATCACAACAGCTTTCATATCTTCTTCAGGTTCTTCTGTTTCTTCATTATCATCAACTGGTTGTTCGTTTGTTTCTTCTGTTTCCATTGTCTCCACCTCCTTTAAAGGTATTATGATTATTATTCACTTAATAGTTTAGATTTAACTCTTATGTTATCTGTAATGAATAACATTAAACGATAAAATTCTAATTTACTTGTATCATAAAAGATTAAACTTTCTGGTGTTGGATAGATACTATCTTCAAATTTTAACTCAAAAGCATGTTCTTTATAAGTAATTTCACAAGAACCATTTTTAATATTAAATACTAAACTATCCCAACCGTAATTAGTAATTAAATCTAATTGATTGTAAATGTGATGTAATTTTTCTAAATTATCTTCATATTTATAAGGTATCATTTTGTTACCTCCTTATTTTTATACCATTATAGGTTTTTCAATTGTAAATTTAACAATTTGACGGAAATTAAGTTCAGTCGTTTCATGAAAAAATGAAAAATCAATATCAAATAAGTCATTATAATCTAAAAATAAAAATTTAAATTTTTCTGTCTTTTCATCAAAAGTAATATATACTATATTATATTTTAATTCTAATACTAAACGTTTTTCTTGTTTACTCACTAAAAGTGGTAAAATATCCGCTAAAAAACTTGCTCTTAAGAAATCTTTAGTTACAATTTCAGTTAACATTTAATCAACTCAATTCCTATCATTAAATATTTTAATCAAAGTTAATAGAATAATTACTAACTGTTCTATCAACTAATGTTTGAAATTCTAAATTATCAAATCGTAAAAATACTTTAATATCAGGTAATACAATAATATCTTCTGTAAAGTCCAAAATAAATTCTTGCTTTAATTCATCAAATGATACTAAAACATAGCAATTTGACAATTTAAAAATTAATTCATTATTCTCTCTTTCTAATTTATAAAAAATATCATATAGTGTAATTTGTTCTCATTGTTTATCTCTCCTCAATTCCTATTACATATATTATAGTAACATTCGTGTAATTATAATGCAAGTGTTTTTCAAAAATTTATGTATTTTTATTACAAGAAATTTTAATTAGTAATTGTATTGAAATTACATATATTTATCAACCATGCACAAAATAATCAAACGAGCCAAGTCGAATCACTTTGTATCCAATGGTGGAAAAATAATCAAACGAAAAATTTTGTATCCGTTCGGTGCAAAAATAATCTTAGGGTTTAAAGGGGGGTATGTTAAAAAAATTCTCATCCACCCCTATTT